GACCTTCGAGTTTGAGGCTCCGAAGTGCGACATCGGTGAGCGCTGCCTGGAGATGGTCCGTCGCGGCGATTACTCTGGGTGTTCGTTTGAGTTCTACCCGAAGGACTACGAGGTGGAGCGCACGAAGGGCGCCGACGGCAAGGATGAAGTGGTGATCAGGCACAAGAGCTTCGAGTTCTTGAGCGCCCTCACCATCGGCATGGACCCTGCCTACCGCCAGACGAGCGTAAACGCTCGCGAAATGGACAAGCTCACGGCCGAAGGTAAGCGCGAGGCAGAGGAACAGGCGAAGGCTGAAACCGAAGCAAAGGCAGCAGCTGAAAAGGCACAGAGGGAGGCCGAGCAGCGTGCTGAGTATGCAGGCGCCGAGCGGGAGAGGCAGATCAAGCTAATGAAGATAACTAACAACAACTATTAACCCACTAAAACGTTTTGGAAATGGTAAAGAAGACGAAAGACGAACTCCAAGTTCGTAACCGCGAGATTCAGGACAAGCTGTCCGAGTTGAACGACAAGGTGGTGAGCGAGAAGCGTGAGAAGTTCACGGAAGATGAACAGCGCGAGTGGAACACGCTCAGCCGCGAGTATGAGCTGAACGAGATGGCTCTGAAGAGCATGATGACCGACGAGGAGCTGGCTAAGCATCGCGAGGTCGTGAGCAAGGGCGAGCAGTTGCGCGAGTACCTGAAGCAGGTGCGCCAGGGCAAGGCAGACCGCGAGATTCTGCTCTTCGCAACGCAGGCTAACGTGAACGCGAACATCACCGCCAGCGGTGCCATCGCACTGAACATTCACGAGCTTATCCCCACCTTGCACGAAGGTCTCGACCTTCCTGCTTCGCTTCGCATCGTGACAGGCGTCACCGGCAACGAGATTTGGCCTGTGAGCCTTAACGACGTCGAGATGGAAGAGGTGGACGAGGTAGCCAGCCTGAACGACCAGGTTCTGGACTTCGGCAACATCACCCCGACGCAGCGCCGCGTAGGCTTGACGGTTCCCGTCAGCAACATGGCCATCGACAACGCTGCCTTCGACCTGATGGCCTTCGTTCAGGCTAAGTTCACCCTCGCCCTCCGCATCTATCTGGCGAAGAAGATCTACTCTCTCGCCCAGTGGACCGGCAACAAGGGCCCGTTCTCCGGCCTGACCAAGGCTGGCGACATCGAGATCGGCGCCGATGCCTACAAGAACATCCTGAAGGCCGTCGCCAAGTTCTCGGATAAGGGCTTCTTCGAGGGTGATGTCGTCATCATCATGGACCGCGAGACCGAGGCCGAGCTCAAGGCTACTCCTCTCATCGCAGGCGCCGCTGGTGGTTTCGTCGTTCAGAATGGCCGCTGCGCAGGCTATCCCTACGTGGTGACCCACTACCTGAACACCGAGCTCAACAGCGTCGGCACGCTCGTGCCCACTGCGAAGAAGTACATCGCCTTCGGTTACTTTGAATGGTTCGCCCTCCAGCAGCATGGTGACGTCCGCATGATTACGGACATCTACACCGGCGCCAAGAAGAACGTGACGCAGATCACCTTGAACACGGCCTGGTCCATGACCGACCTGAGCAAGAAGATCAACGGCGCGAACAACGAGACGCAGGCGTTCGCCATCTACGAGGTCACCGAACCCGAAGCCACCGAAGGCTAAACCCTCTCCATCAACTTGGGGGACGATTCAGTCAGTTGTCGGCTGGCGGTTGCCGAGGTGATAGTCGGTGGCCGTCAGCACCCCAAGGGAGAAGCTACAGGAACAATTCACAGAGATAGATGAGCCCTGACGGGGAAGTGGCCGCACTCGAAAGCGCGGGCACTACGGCGGGGAGTCAAAAAGGAGCGGCAGAACCGCAAGGGGAAACGAGAAGAAAGGAACGAGATGAGCCTAAGCACGGACAGCATATTCATTGCGGCACTGAAGACGGACGCGCAGCTGACAGAGATGATCAGCGGGCGGCTGTACGGCACCAGCATCGGCGTGCCTGACGAGGACCTGGACAACGCTCCGGTGCCCTACGTCATCGTGACCTTTGACGGAATGAACAATCAGGAAGACACGAAGGACGAGCCCTACGAGGGCGAAGCGGACAGCGTCAGGATAGGTGTCGAGGTGGTAGCGAAGACGCTGAACGACCTGCACGTGCTGACGCAGAAGGTGCGTGAGGTGGTGCTGCAGTATTTCAGGACGGCGGAGACGAACGTGATGGACTACGTGCTCAGTGCCGGACAGATTCAGTACGACTCGTGGAAGCCCTGCTACTGGCAGGTGCTCAGCTATCAATGTGACGTTTACAACCATCTTAACGACGAAGAAAATGGGAACAATTAAAGGCCAGAACCTACGTATATTCGTGCCGGGAGTCACTGCTGGCTCGCTCGAGTGCGTGGCCGAGGCGCTGAACTGCACCATCAACGTCAACAACGACTCGGAGGACAGTTCAACAAAGGACACCACCACCGACTGGGGTAAGAACTCCATCGTGAGCAAGAGCTGGTCGGCATCGGTGGAGTCGCTCGAGGTGTCCGCTTCGACCATTCAGAAGTTCATCGCTATGATTGCTGCCGGCGTGCCTGTGACGCTGAAGTGGGACCAGACTGCAGGCGCCATGAACCGCGTGGCGCAGAACGCAGACTTCGCACGCACGGGCTCGGCACTGCTTACGGACTTCACGCTAACGGCCAACAATCGTCAGAATGCTAACCTCAGCCTCCAGTTCACTGGTACAGGCGCAATCTCAAGACCATCATGAAGAAGGGACAATATATACGACTCTTTTTGTCGAACAATGACGGCTCAGAGGATGCCGTGGTCATTGCACGCGCGACAGACCTCCAGCTGCACATCTCGGCGACCGTCGAGAACAGCACGACGAAGGATGACGGTGGCGAGAGCACCTGGGTAACGAACGAGGTGACGGGCTTGCAGTATGACATCTCGTCGAGCGCGCTGGTCATCGCTGAGAGCGACGACAACGACCTGGCGACGCTGCTGGCCATCCTCGAGAGCTCCGAAGAAGAGCTCGCCTGGAACATCTGCGAGGTGTCAGGCAACGACAACCGCACGGCAGGCACTGAGATATGCAGCGGCTACGCCATGGCGACATCGCTGCAGGTGAACGCTCAGAACCGCCAGAACGCGACGCTGCAGATCTCGCTGCAGGGGAACGGGGCCATCGAGTATTCTTAGGGTGCGACACAGTCGCACCAAACGGAACGGGACGATAACAGGAAGCCGCTCGCCCATCAGGACGGGCGGCATCATTTTTTAAAAGGACAACTATGAAAGCTGAATCAGAAGTAAAGATCTGCGGATACGACGTCCGCATGCGCTACTGCGCCGCCGCTGAGACGGGCTACGAGAGCCTGAGCGGCAAACCTATCGACACGTTTATGCCCGGAACAGACGGGGAGGCGAAGGCGACCACTGGGGATTATATCCACCTGGCTGTCGGCGCTATCATCGCGGCCTACGCGAAGGACGGGACTGAACCGCCCATCACGGCCGAGACTATCCTCTACGAGGCGATGCCACAGGAGATCATCACGATGGTCACGGAGGTGGTGAAGCTGCGCGCGAAGTGGTACGGTGTGCCTGCAGTAGTGAAGGAAGACGACGAAGAGCGTGAAGAGGGAGAGGCAGAAAAAAACGCATGAGCGCTCATGAGCAGTACCAGCTGCTCGTGGGCGAAGTGGGAATCAACAGGCGTGAATACCTGTACGAGCTCGAGTACTGGGAGGTGGTGCTCATCACGCGGGGCTACGGACGAAGGTGCCGGAACCTGTGGAGCGCTGCACGCTGGCACGCGTACCAGGTGATGTCCGCGATGCCGTACACCGACCTGAAGAAGGCGGGGATATACCGGCCGACGGACCTGATAAAGTTCCCGTGGGAGAAAGGCGAGAAGGCCGGGCTGCCGGGCGAGGACGAAATGGAAGAGTACAGGCGAGACATGGAGGCGTTCAAGCACCTGAAGGAAAAGAAAAAGGGCGGTCAAGAATGACCGTCCTTTTCGTTTAGCATGCGCGCGATCATGTCGAAGTCATCATGGACAGACTGGGCGAGGACTTTCGCGTAGCGCATGGTCTGCGTGATGTGCGTGTGTCCCATCATGCGGGCGAGGTTCTCGATTTTGACGCCATTGCGAAGCATGAAGGTGGCGAAGGTGTGGCGG